GACGGAGTTGGGCATACCCCGTTCCAGTCAAAACCCTAGAGCAGCAGCTCAAGGCCGCCAAGAAAGTGGCTGAAGCTGACGGCAGCGCCACCGCCAGCACAGGCGCCCCGTTCTGGACAATCAAGGGGCCCAAGACATGATCGCTGACCCCTGGGCGAACGACGGCAACACGCTGCCCGTCGACCTTGCCACCCTAGAGGGCCGCTTAGCCGCCGCGATCCTGGAGGTGCTGGAAAATAGCTCGGTCGGCAAGGACTGGCCGCAGCAAGTGGCACGGGAGGCGCTGCTTCACCTCGCCGCCGAGCTGACGGCGCATCAGCAACTGGTGGGGCGGCCCCTTGCTTTCTATGACGCGGTGCAATTTCTGGCGCAAGAATATAGCCCATGATATTTAACATCTGCGGCATTACCCCAGCGCCACAAGGCAGCAAGCGCCACGTTGGCGGTGGCCGCATGATAGAGAGCAGCGCCAAGGTCAGGCCCTGGCGCGAGGCGGTCAGGCAGGAGGCGCTAGCCACGGGCCTAGCCATTACCAGCGCCCCGATCTACCTGCGCCTGACGTTCCGCTTCGCTAGGCCCAAGGGCCACCGCAACGCCAAGGGCCAGCTCAAACCCTCGGCACCCACTAACCACATCACCAGGCCTGACCTGGACAAGCTCTGCCGCAGCACGCTTGACGGCCTCACCGGTGTGCTGTTCGCCGACGACAGCCAGGTGGCGTTCATGTCGGCGTCAAAGAAATACTGCACGCCCGGCTCCGCCACCGAGCTAGAGGGCTGTCAGATCGAGATCGAGACCATGCAGTGATCGCGCGGCAGACTGAGCCCAGCAGCAGGGGATCACTTGATGGCAGTCACGACCATGGGCGTTGACAGCAGCGGCATAGATCAGGCCCTGGCCTGGGTCGCATACGTCCATGGCCAGATTCCATTTGCTGCCAGCCGAGCGCTCAACGATGTAGCCAAGCAAGCCGCCGTTGATCTTAATAATTCAACGGGTAAATATTTCGATCGCCCTACAAGATTTACGCAGCGAGGTTATTACGTCTCGCGATACAGTAGCAAGACCGATCTCACCGTAGAGCTAGACCTTAGGCCTATCCAGCGCAGCTATTTGCTGCCGTCTATTCAGGGCGGAATTCGCCCTCAGCGTCCATCTGAGCGCCGCCTCGGCATTGCCCCCGCATGGCGTCCTGGCCGCGACGCCACGATCAGCAACGCTACCGGCAACATCAGCAAGGCTCAGGCCATCAAGGCGCTCAAAGGCGGCGCCGCCTACTTCACCATCAAGGATCGACGAGGGAAGCTTGGCCCCGGCATCTACGAACGCAGGGGCCGGAAACAGAAAGAGGTGCGTTCAATCCTGCGTTTCAACAACCTGCCCAACATCCCCCGCCGCTGGCCCATCGAGCGCATCGCCCGCGAATCGGTGAACGCCAGTTGGGCTGGCCTGATGAACCGACGCATGGCCGAGGCACTGGCGACGGCAAGATGAGATCGAGAATCATTCGCACGCAGGGCAGGCAGGACATGCGTCGAGCGGGCAGGATGAGAATGAGAATCGTTCCGGGTCCTTCCAGGGCCCTAAGCCGTGGGTGCACTCGCAGCCTGCGCTTTCTCTTGAGAACGGCTCTCGATAAGGTTGCGTCTCAGGGTTCCGTATAATTGGTTGGGCCGGCGAGGTGAGACTCCCGACCCTGATCAACCTGCGGACACAGGCCGATGGAACTAATTTACGCATTCGACGAAAATTGCTTTTGGCTGGGCCAACTTTGCAAGCATGGCCACGAATGGCCAGGGAGTGGGCAAAGCTTGCGCAGGATCAACCTTTCTCAACCAGCCCTGCACGGTGAATGCGTGGGTTGCGAAAGGAAGCCAGGGCGACGGCGGCATTGGCTAATTCCGTTTATCGACAATGCCGCCATGGGCTTTGAAGAACACTTTACTCTAAGCACTCTTTGCGCTAGAGGGCATAAGTGGCAGGGGTTAGACCTATCTTTACGCTATCAGCGCAGGTGCTTAGAGTGTGATCGAGTTTCGCAGCAAAGGAAAAAGAATAGGGCCAAGTATAAAATTAGACGAAAGGAGGAGCTGCGCAAGCAAGGGCTGACCACCAGGGGCACTGCACCTATCCGCACCGATGGAGGAGCCAAGCCACAAAGCGTCATAACGTTAATGGCAGCCATCAAAAAAGCCGGGTCCACCCCGAGCGTGGCCAATCTAGTGTATATACAGCAGCAAAACTATTGGCGCGAAAATCCAAAAGAGAGAACGGCGTATTGCCGAAAACACTATGCAGATAAGAAGTGGCTCAAGTATCAAATTTGCCCGGCTGCCAGGCTGTACAATCGAGAAAAGTCAAAACGCAGAAAAGCGCAAATGCGCAAGCTGCAAACTGTGGATAAAGTCTCTGTAGCGGCAATTAGAAAGCGGTTTGCCGAGTTTGGCGATTGTTGCGCTTATTGTGGTTCCGGCGGTGACATGGAGATCGAGCACGTAAAGCCTATAGCCGCCCGGGGCGCTCACGCAATTTACAATATCGTGCCAGCTTGCGCATCTTGCAATAGCAGCAAACGCGCTAGGGAGATGAGCGAGTGGTATCAAGCTCAGCCGTTCTTTGATGAGCTGCGGATGCGGCGCATTCATTGCGCGACTTGCCCGCCGCCGCCACAGCAGCTTGCGCTGGCTCTGGCCTGATTGCCTCAGCATCGGCAGCCGCAACCCTTGCAACCGGTTGCGGCTGCCTGGCTAGAGTGGTTGCAATGGCAACTCCGATCAACAGCAAAGCGGGCGCCGATCTGATCGTGGGCCAAACCCGGCGTAAATGCACCAGGCAAAACCTTGAAAAGCTTTGCGAAAAAGGCGCACTGCGGGGCAGTCGATGCATTGTCCGAGAAAAGCCGCTGCTGGTAGACAGCGACCTGTTGGTCAGCGAGTACCTTGCGCGGGTGGCGCCTGATCAAGTCGAGGCGTCGCAGCCGGCTGCCAAGCGCAGCGAGCCATCGGATAAGGCCACCCCGGCGCCACTCCGGCGCCACCCCGCGCAACTGCCCAGCGACGCGCCCGAAGATTTGCCCGATTACACGGTCAGCCGCGCCCGCAGCGAATACGAGAAGGCCAACCTCTTAGAGCTGCAACGCAAGACGCAGGAAGGCCAGCTGCTGCGCCGTGAGGATGCAGAGCAGGCCTGGGGCAGCGCAGTGAACATCACCCGCAACCGCCTGCTAGGCGTGCCCAGCGCGGCGAAACAGAGGATCCCGCATCTGGAGCTGGAAGAGGTCGAGCTGCTGACCACGCTGATACGAGATGCGCTCGAAGAGTTGGCAGCTGGGGAGGTGGCGGCATGACGCTGGCACTGCACCTCGGCGACTGCCTGGAGGTGCTGCGCACCATGCCCGATGCCAGCGTGGACGCGGTGGTGACGGATCCGCCGTACTACCGGGTCAAGAACGAGGACTGGGATCGCCAATGGGACGACCCAGAGGCGTTCTTGGCTTGGCTAGATCAGGTCGCCGAGCAATGGCAACGGGTTCTCAAGCCCAACGGGTCGCTCTATTGCTTTGCTTCCCCGCAGATGGCGGCACGGGTTGAGGTGATGCTGGGGCAGCGGTTTCAGGTGTTGAACAACATCCGGTGGACCAAGGCCCAGGGATGGCATAAAAAGGCAGAGAAGGAGGCACTGCGGTCTTACCTGTCGCCGTGGGAAGCGGTAATCTTTGCCGAGCAGTTCGGGGCGGATGGCTCAGCGCTCCACGGGTCAGGTTGGGCCGATCAATGCGCAGAGCTTCGCGCTGGCGTGTTTGAGCCGTTGCGCCAGTACTTGCTTCAGGAGCGCGACAGGGCAGGCATTACAAACCGGCAGGTTGACGAGTGCTTGGGCACGTCGGACATGGCTCGCCATTATTTCGGGGCCAGCCAATGGGCGCTGCCCACCGAAGACGCCTACGCCAAGCTGCGGCATTTGTTCAACAACGGCCCAGGGCACGAGTATCTCCGCCGCGACTACGAGAATCTCCGCCGCGACTACGAGGATCTCCGCCGCCCGTTCAACGTCACCCGCTGTGATCCGTTCACCGACGTTTGGACCTTCCGCACGGTTCAGGCACGGCCAGGGAAGCACCCATGCGAGAAGCCCCAGGCCCTGCTGCGGCACATCATCAGCAGTAGCACCAAGCCCGGCGCCGTGGTGCTTGACTCGTTTGCTGGTAGCGGGGCAACGGGCCAAGCCTGTCTTGCCTTGGGCCGGGAGTTCATCGGCATTGAGCGCTGCCCCCATTGGCACCGCGTCGGGACGCAATCCCTGACGACAGTTCAGCCTGACCTGTTCAGCTCAGGCTGCGCAGCATGATCACCGCCGATCCGGCCGAACTCACCAGGCAGATCCTGGCCGGCCTCAAGCCGCCGCCACGGTTGCGGCTGAGCGAGTACGCCGACGAGTTTGCGGTGATGACCGGCAACGCTGCTGAGAAGGGGAGGTGGCACACGCTCCCCTATCAGCGCGAGATTCTCGACGCCTTCACCGACCCAGCTGTGGAGACGGTGGCGATTATGAAGAGCGCTCGAATTGGCTGGACAAAGATGTTGGGCGTGGTGATTCAGCTGTTCTCCCATCAGGATCCATGCCCCGTGATGATTGTGCAGCCGGTCAAAGAAGACGCAGAGGGCTATAGCAAAGAAGAAATTAAGGACTTGTTTCAAGATACGCCCTGCCTGCGTGGCCTAATCTCCGAAAGCAAAGCTCGCAATACAGTCAGCAACACGATTCTGTTAAAGCAGCTGAGCAACGGCGGCTTGATTGACATTGTGAACGCTGCCAGCGGTCGCAGTTTCCGACGCAAAAGCCGCAAGGTTGTGCTGTTTGATGAGGTAGACGCCTATCCCAAGCTTGATGAAGGCGATCCAATCAAATTGGGCCGCAATAGGGCCGATTATTACTGGGATCGCAAGATCGGCCTAGGCGGCACTCCAATTTTCAAGGGTGGCAAAACTGAAGAGTGGTTTCTGCGTGGCGACCAGCGGCGTTATTTCGTGCCGTGTCCGTTCTGCCAGGCGATGCAGGTGTTGCGCTGGCAGCAGATGATTTGCGAGGGCGAGCACGCCGGCCACTACGGATGCGAGAACTGCGCCGAGCCGATCCCACACAGCAAAAAACGGTGGATGGTGGAGCGCGGCGAGTGGCGCCCCACGGCTGTTAGCCAGCAGCCGGGCCTGGTGAGCTTCCACATCTGGGCCGCCTACAGCTATTCCCCAGCGGCGAGCTGGCCCGTGCTGGTGCGCGAGCACGCCGAGGCCCTGGAGGCAATGCGCAAGGGCGACCCTGACGCGATGCAGACGTTCCACAACACCGTGCTAGGGCTGCCCTGGGAGGATTCGATCTCCAGCAAATTGACCGGCGACGGCCTGGCCGAGCGCCGCAAGAACGAAACCGCCGGCAACGGCTACCCGGCTGGCACGGTGCCAGATGGCGTGCTGCTGATCACCGCTGGCGTTGACGTGCAGGGCGGCGGCGGCACATCAGGCGAGCGGCTGGTGGTGACGGTATGGGGCTGGGGCCGTGGTGAAGAGGGCTGGCACCTGGGCCACTGGGAGATCGATGGCGACCCGCAGCAGCCCGAGACCCTGGCGCAGCTCGACCAGATCGCCAAAACCCGGTGGGCCAGGGCCGATGGCGCGGAGATGCGGCTGGCAATGGGCGGCATTGACGACGGCGGCTATGCCACTCATGAGGTGCGCGACTGGTGCCGGGGCCGCACTGCCAACTGGGTGCCGATGAAAGGGGCCCCTCAGAAGGGCAAGCCGCTGCTCGGGAAAGGTGTGGCCGTGGATGTCAACCGCAAGAACCAAGGCATCGTGAAAAGGGGCGTGTTGCTCTATGGCATCGGCTACGACGCCAGCATCAATCACCTGCAGGGCCGGCTGCGCAACGAACAACCAGGCCCCGGCTATTTGCATTTTGGTGAGGCCTCGACTGATCAGTTCCTGGCGGAGCTGTTCCCGTGGAAACGCATGCCCAAACGGCACAACGGCCAAACAACCTACAGCTGGGTACTCCCCAACGGCTCCCGCGATGAGGCCGGCGACTGCACCAGGATGGCCTATGCGGCGCTGCAGCTGGTTGCCCGCCGCTACAACCGGGCGACGATGTGGGATCAACTGGAAGCGCAGGTGCGGGCCCTGGCTGATCCCCTGCCGACGCCGCAGGCTCAGCCTGCAGAGGCTGATGCTGGGCGACCAGGATGGCTTGGCAGCTCCCTGGCCCGCAAGGGTTGGCTGAGCCGCTAGATGGCGCCTGGCTGGTCAGAGTAGGTAGTCTGAGGGCATGGCGTACACCACTCAGCAGCTAGCAGACCTGCGCAGCGCGATTGCCGAGGGCGTGCTCCGCGTGCGTTTCACCGACGGCCGAGAGCTGACATATCGCAGCCTGGACGAAATGAGGCGCATCGAGGCGACGATGGCCGCCGAGCTGGAACCAACAACGACCGTAATGGTCAAGCGCACGTATTACACATTCCAGCGGCCTACCTAATGGGAAAACGCAAGAAAAGCAAAACCCAGCAGGTAGAAGCGCTGGAGCGACAGCTATTTATAGAGCGCTCGCAAGCGTTTGAAGCAGCAAAACAAACACGGCAAACTGAGGGCTGGTGGAGCAGCAATAGCGGCCCCAACAGCGATCTTAGGCAGTCGTGGCATTGGCTGGTAAAGCGCCACCAAGATCTAGCAGATAATGATTCTTATGCGGGTAGAGCTGTTGGCGTGATCGTCAACAACTGGATAGGCGACGGCATTATGTCAACGCCACAAGGCGCCACCAAGAAATACAAGGGGCTGTGGAAGACGTGGGCAGAATCGCCAGAATCCGACTTTTACGAAACCCACGATTGGTACGGCAATCAAGCGCTGGGGGCCAGAACGACAGCCGTGCGAGGCGCCGTGGTGCTGCGCCAGCGGGTGCGCCCAGAGCTGCTGGAGCGCTATGGCATGGTGCCCCTACAGGTGCAGACCCTAGAGCCTGACTGGCTTGATTTCAATAAAGACAATGGAGTAGACATATTATTTGGCCAGCAATTTGATACAGCCGGACGGCTACAAGGCTACTGGATACGTGACAACCATCCCGGCGAATCGGTGCTAGCCACTGGCGTAAGGGTGCAAAGTAGCTTTGTGCCCAAACAAGAAATCCGCCTGCACTTTGATTGCCAAAGGCCAGGCCAGCGCATGGGTCTGCCGTTTGGCACGGCTGCGATCCTGACGCTGCGCGATATGGGCGACATTCGCGCAGCCCAGCAGCTGAGAGACAAGATCGCGGCGTGCTTTTTTGGGGTAACCACCGACACAGACGGCGAGCCTGACCCCGGCAAGATTGGCACCGTATTTGACACAATCGAGCCAGGCGCCAATATGCACCTGCCACCTGGCCGCACTTTCCAGGCGTTTACCCCCCCGAGTTCTGGCGATTTTGTTAGCACGCACCGCGAATACGCTCACTCGGTAGCAGCGGCCTACCAGATCACCTACGAATCACTTACCGGTGACTTAAGCAACGTCAATTTCTCTAGCTTTCGAGGCGGCTGGCTTGAGTTTCAGCGGCGCATTGCTTACCTGAGAGGCAAAGTTTCCTATCCGGGCATGATGGATCCGATATGCCGCTGGCATGACGATCTAGCGCGGATGAGCGGCCTACTAAAGGGCCCCGTCACCTGGATCCACACGCCACCACGGCGGGAGATGATCGACCCCACCCGAGAAATCCCGGCGCTGATCGACGCGATCAGGGCCGGACTAATGAGCCTGAGCGAGGTACAGCGATCGTTTGGGTATGTGCCTGACGAAGTGCGGGCAGAGCTGGCGCAGGACATCGAGCGAGCCCGCGCAGCGGGCCTGACGCTGTCCGTGGATGCAGGGCTGGTGAGCGACTCGGGCGTTGCCCAGGGATCCCAAGGCGCCACGCCCACCACAGGCGACAGCGGAACCGTGGCCCCTGCCAGGATGGACTAGCTAGCCTGAGCCAAACGACAGGCTGGCAATGGCGCTAGGCGTAACGGTAAAAGGCTCTGCGGCTGCCCCGGTGTTGCAGCTGTATGGCGATTTCGGGCTAGACATTCTCGCCACTGACGTATCGGCTGCGCTGGAATCTGCGGGTGGCCGGCCTCTAGCTATCCACCTGTTCAGCTATGGCGGCGATGCTGGCCAAG